GAAGCAATGTATATTTTGATGAATGGAACAGGTGTAGGATTTTCTGTTGAACAGAAATATGTTGACTGCCTTCCAGTAGTATCTGAAGATTTTTATCCAACAGCTACTGTCATCGTTGTCGAAGACTCCAAGCTTGGATGGGCAAAAGCATACAAAGAGCTTATTGCTCTTTTATATCAAGGGCAAATGCCAAAATGGGACTTAACAAAATTAAGGCCTGCTGGAACACGACTTAAGATCTTTGGTGGCAGAGCAAGCGGTCCTGAGCCTCTCGACATGCTTTTTAGGTTCACTGTAAAGACATTTCAAAATGCCGCTGGAAGAAGACTCAAGCCAATTGAATGTCATGACATTATGTGCAAAATAGGAGAGATTGTTGTTTCTGGTGGAGTTAGAAGAAGTGCTCTAATTTCTCTTTCTGATCTTTCAGATTTTGAAATGGCAAAGGCAAAGTCTGGTCAATGGTGGGAAGATAACGGTCAAAGAGCTCTTGCAAATAATTCGGCGGTATATTATTCAAAACCTAATGTTTCTCAATTTCTAAGAGAATGGAGAAATCTCTATGATTCAAAATCAGGAGAAAGAGGAATATTCAATCTTGATGGAGTAAGAAGACATGTAGCTAAGTATGGAAGAAGAGATGCAAGCAAAATTGTATCAACTAATCCTTGTTCGGAAATTTTACTCCGATCAAATCAATTCTGTAATCTAACGGAAGTAATAATTGAAGAAAATGATACAGAAGAATCATTGAAAGAAAAGATTAGACTTGCAACTATTCTGGGAACGTGGCAATCAACATTAACTAATTTTAAATATATTAGAAAGATTTGGAAGGATAATTCAGAAGAAGAAAGACTTCTTGGTGTGTCAATGACGGGAATATTTGGTAATAAATTGACATCAACAAGTGGACAAAATTTAGCCGATCTTCTTGACAGACTAAGAGAATATTCAATAGAAATCAATAAGAAAGAAAGTGAAATTCTAGGAATTCAACAATCAACTGCAATTACATGCGTGAAGCCCAGTGGATGTCGGCCTTGGGATGCATTAACAACAACTTCTTCTGGAATACTAACATTGCAAGAAGTATTTTTTGATAGTGGTCATATTGAAGGAAATTCTTGGCATTCATTTAATTCCCCGTATCATGCTCTTCAAGGACCATACAAAAGTGCAATAACAAAAACTTTTGACAATGGAAAAGAAGAAGTTTTTAGTATCAAAATGTCGTATGGAATGGAAGTTAGATCTACCGCCAATCACAGGTGGTTTGTGAAAGAGCGACACAAGTCAGGTGCTAAAAGAGTTCCTGTCAATGAATGGGTAGAAACAAGAAATCTTGTTGCTGGAGATATTTTTGATATCAATCTGGGAATCTACGACTCAATATCTGAATATGCATTTAAGAAATTGAATTCCCGGGCTCTTTCAATGAGAAGTGATGCAAATGAAATAAGGCAACCAGAACAAATGTCTCCATCAATTGCATGGTTTCTTGGTTATCTTTGGGGAGATGGAGCCATGAGCCCCAGTAAATATAGAATAAGATTTATTGATGCAAATGTTGCTAATCTTGAAAAAATCCAAAGAATTTTCTTTGATGAATTTGGACTAGAATCAACTATTCACAAAGCATCTCAGCATAGAGCTGCACATACATTAGACGTTGGAAGCAAGATGCTTTGGCACTGGTGTATCAAAAATGGAGTATGGAAATATGACACTGATGGAAGTATAGATCTTATTCCAGAATGTGTTCGCAGATCAAGTAAAGAATCAATTATTGCATTTATTGCAGGATTGCTTGATGCTGATGGATGCGTTGTCAATAGAATTGGCAAGGAAAGAACTATGACTTTGGCAACAGCTGATGAAGACTTTGGTCGTCATATTCAGGATGTATCTGCTGCTGTTGGCATTGTTTGGGGAAGGTCTCACAATACTGCCGGCAAGAATCTCCAAAAGAAAAAGTCCATGTGGCTGATGACTATGGGACCGGATACCACGGTAGATTCTGTCAATCTACTAGAAAAGCATTCTGAAAAAATGAAATACAAAAGTGATCTTCCTTGGAGTCCAGTAGTGAGAACTACTTCTGGAACCAGAATATTTGGAAAGGTTGAGTCAGTATCCTCTATTGGAATAAAGGAAACATTTGACATTGAAGTTGAAAATACTCATTGGTATTATGCCGGTGCGGTTAAGAGTCACAATACCGTTTCTCAGCTAGCACTGGTTTCTAGTGGCATTCATCCTTGGCATGCTCCTTATTATATAAGAACAGTTAGAGCAATAAATAATGATCCTATAACAAATTTTCTTAAAGATATTGGAATTCCGAATGAACCAGATTTTATGAAGCCAAATGATACAACTGTATTTTCATTTCCAATAAAAGCTCCAGAAGGAGCAGTTGTTACAACAGATTTAACAGCAATTGATCATTTAAATATTTGGAAAACCTACAGAGCTCATTGGACTGAGCATAATCCTTCTGTAACTATTAATGTTAGAGAAAATGAATGGGTTGAAGTTTCTTCATGGGTTTATGAGAATTTTGATGATATTGGCGGAGTTTCTTTTCTTCCATATTCAGAACATACATATAAGCAAGCACCATATCAAGAAATAACAAAAGAAGAATATGATGAAATGGTAGAGAAAATGCCCAAACATATTGATTGGTCTAGATTGTCAGAATATGAAAAAGAAGATGGAACTAAGGGTGTCCAAGATTTGTCTTGCACCTCCTCAACTGGGTGTGAAATAGTCGATATATCTTAAGGAGAAGAATGAATATTAATTTAGAAGAGTTAACATTTGAAATTCATACAAATGCCGTCGAAAAAGGATTTTGGGCAATCAAAAAAAATGAAGATCTTGCAAACCAAATTCTTGCAAAGATGATGCTTATTGACACAGAAGTTAGTGAATTAGCAGATGCATATGTTAAAAGTCAGGGATCAGAAACTATATTAAAAGAATTTTCAGATATTATTATCAGGTTGCTAGATTTGTATGCAGCAATGCAACGGTATAGAATAGTTGAGGAAGGAAAGTTATCTGAAACATTGTTGAATAAAATAGCATATAATAAAACTAGGCCGGCAAAGCATAATAGGCTAATGTAGTTTCATGATAAAATAGGCATAGGTGATTTATGTCTACAGATGTTTCTAATCTTTATGCAATGCGAGCTTATGCAGAGAATACTCTTGCTCTGTGGCCAGCCGATGACAATCTTTCTTTTATATCGCTGTTAAGTGCTAGTGGAAAAAATATACATTCATGGACTTTTTCTGGAGCCTCTGCATATGCCTCGACATCTTCATCTGTTGTATTTGATATTCCTATGCCAGATGAAATATTATCAGGTTTTAGCAAAACAAATTCTGGATCTGCAACAGTAACTGCAACATCTCATCCAATATATATATCAGATCTTGACTCAAATAAAAATACAATAACAATAAATGCAAATTTATGGAAAGCATCATCTCTACCAGAACGATATAAAATTGGATTTTTATATAACTCAAATGGATCTTTGATATCTGATACAAAACAAAGTCTTGTTACGACATCTTTTACAAATTGGCAACAAGTATCTCATTCGATGACAATACCGTCGTCTGCTTCGGTAATATATGGTTATTTAGAGGTAGAATATTTTGATTCATCATTTGGGTCAGACTATGATATATATGTTAATGGACTTTCTATTGGTCAATGGTCAAATGCATATGCATCAAATACAACAGGAGTATATTCATCACCTATTTCTTCATCAGCTGAATTTTATACCCTTCTTCCTTCGTCAAGTGTTCAATTAAATTATGTTGAATTAGATGCTTATGGAGTAAATGTTGAAGACAATGGCTATTATATTCTTGAAGGAAAAAGAATGCTTGCCTATAACGGCGGTATGCCAATGGTATATGGATCAAGCAATATTACAAAACTTTATCCATCAATACAACCATCAATTCCTTCAATGATTTTCCCAGGAAAAGGATTTTTCAATAGAACTGGCAAATATAAACAGTTAACAGCAGAATTTTGGTTAAGAGTCAATAATAAATCAAATACTCCTTTAAAAATATTTGGACCGCTTGCTGGCACAGATGGTCTCTATGTAGAGGAAGAGTATTTGACTTTAAGACTAGATAGACATTCATACTCTCATTTTGTTGGCAAGTGGTTTAGGCCAATGCTTATTGATATAAGATATTCGCCATCAAATGTCAGTATGCTAATAAATGGAGATAAGGTTTTAGATTTTGACATTGTTGCAGACGACCTAACTCTTCCCTCAACAACAAAGGATTGGATCGGTTTTTTTGCACATAATGATACTCAACCAATGGAAGTTGATTGTATTGCAATATATCCATATATTGTTCCAGAAGTTCTAGCAAAAAGAAAGTTTGTTTATGGCCAGGGAGTTGAATCTCCAGATATTATTGCTTCTCAATTTAATGCAGACAATGCATATATAGATTTTGCATTTGCCAAATATTCTTCAAATATTATATTTCCAGATCAAAGAAAGTGGACTACTGGATATTTCTTTAATTTAGATTCTACAACAAGGTATATTTCATTACCCGATTATGATCTTCCAGAATTAAAAATTTATGGAGAAGATTTATCAATATTTAATTTGACAAATGAGCCAAGAACGTGGGACGAAGTTTCTGCTCAAACATGGTCGTATTGGAATTCAGTTGCAAGTTGGGAGGAGTTATCGGTAAAAACTTCTGCTGACATATTTATTGATAATTATTTTGCACAAAATCAAATACCCGCAGACGATCCTCGAACATTTATTACAATGAGGCCAAATCCAACTTCATATGCAAATATACATCCTACAATATATTTCAATAACTTATCTGTTACCAGGAAGCCTACTATATCATTATTAGGAGTATTTAGAAATTCTGCAAGTGTATCTTCGAGTGCCCAAGTATTAATGAGAATAAATAGTAAAAATAATACAAAGAATTTTTCTATTGATATGACAAGTTCTTCTGTTAATTATAAATTTTATAACGGAACTTCTACGACAATATTAAAAAGCTCTGTTCTTCAATCATCTTCAGCAGCATTTATTGCAGGAATAAATATTCCAGGAATATCTAATAATTATAGACTATTTCTTAATGATTTTTTTGATAATCTTCAAAATCTATCATTAAATGTGTGTGGATATGACACCCAAACATATACTGGTAAAATGTATGCTCTTACATTCAATAGTTCTGAGCTAACGGCAAGAAATGATTTTAATTATTTTGATAGCAATGGATTTGCATCTTTAAATTCTGCAAGTGTCATTTCAATTAGTGATAATGATAATATATTTGACTATATAGGAAATTATACCTTGCTGCCATTCAAGACTGCAAAAAGTGTTGAACTTGACATTGCTGCTCAAGGATACTGGGAATCACATATTCCCTTGAGCTATCTTGGAAAATTTGTGACGGATCGAAGTGGTAATTCATATTATGATTTAGATACAATTCAATTTAATATTGACTATCCGTCCTCAATAACAAAAACAGGATCTTTAATGTCAAATGTTGACAATAACTCTGATGTCAAAATATATACAACACTTCAAAATTCATCTGAAGTTGGAACAATACCATATAGCAATTGGATAAGCGCAAGCACAATTGCAAACAACAGAGTCATCGATTTTGATAATACCATTGATGTTCTTTCAAGTAAGTATGAGTTAATTGACGGCACAGTAATATTTCCTCCAAAAGAACTTATTGACTTTAATGACTACTATTTAGGTCTTCATGTTGAAATGAAAACAAAAAGTATTAAAAGAAAGCCGATTAAACTTCAAAAAATGAGTTTAACGTCTTTGGCATATGATGAATCATCATTTTATTCAATAAAAACTAAAACTGGAATGTCTTTGTATCCATTTACAAGATATGGAGATCTTTATTCATTTAAAGCAAAAAATCCATTTGTTATAGGAAGAGAATCAATGCCATATCTATATACGACATCAGATTCTGGAATATCTGTTTTAAACTATTCCGATAACGATGCAGTAAGAGGAATTAGCATTCCAATAAATCAACAGCTTTCAAACAAATATAATCTTGGCGGAATTCAATTTTTCTGTATGTATAACTATGATGAACTAATATCTGGAGAAAGAATTGTTGCTCGATTAAATACAAATGAAAGACCTGCATATTTTAAAGTAATTCCTGAATCAAATGGGAAAAGGGCATCATTAAAACTTTTTAATGCGAATACAGATTCAGAGTATACAGGTGCAACATTCTATCAAAATGGACTTATTGTTGATTCAATATCAATAGAGCCAATGTGTTGGAATTCAATTGTTGTTTCATTTGGACAATCATATGCATTTTCTAATACACTTGGTCAATTTGAATTGCTTGAGGGAATGATATTTAACAATATATCATTTTTCCAAAAATCATCAGACGTTCTATTTTCTTCTGCGTATGAAAGTAAGTGGACTCAGATTCTTTTTAGTCCTTCTGCTTCAATTCAATATTGGAACCAATTTGACAATGAGTATACATGGTCAACAGCTTTAAATGCAGAGCAAGCAAGTCTTTATTCAATTCCAGGTAATTTAGTCTTCAATTCATATTTAGGAATATCAAATATAGTTAATAGAGACTCATCGACTTTAACAATAGATTATGAGAAAAGTAGATTGCTTATGAACACATCTTGGTCAATATTCTCAGGTACTCCTGCATAATATGGTATAATCAGTGTATGAATTCGGGTGAGTCTAAACTAACTGTTATTCAGAAAAAAAGAGATGATGGACTTTATGTTTGGATGAGTCACTCTGGAGATATATTTAAAGATAGAGATGGAAATGTTATGAATATACCCGCTGTTCGTAATGATATTACAGCGATGAATAAAATACTCAAAGCCGCACATCATTATGGTGCTCCAGATGGAAAGCCACATTTTGTTCCAGGTGTGAGAAGAGTGTCGGATATGGAATACTCAGAACAAATTGGAAGAATGAAGGAAGGGTATATTCCAAGCGAAACAGATTTGGGTGCATGGTATGATGCACAAAGAAGTTATCAAAAGCATGGTAGAAATTATGACGATTGATGAAGAATATATTGCTAAAATAGATGTTCCACAATCTTTAAATAAAACAACTGATATTTTTTCTTCTGACTCAGAAATTGTTAAAACTTTTGATTCACTATCCCCCAATTTTAAAAGAAGAGTCTCAAGACTTCAAAAGGTTTATTCAGGTGACGGGGCAGGATCAAAGCAATTATTTCCTGAACAAGAAATAGTCACGGCATATGGACTATTTGATGTTGTTGTTCCACCATACAATCTGGATGAACTAGCTTTTTATTATGAAAATTCTTTTGCCAATCATGCTGCTATATCAGCAAAGGTAGCAAATGTTGTTGGCCTTGGATACAATTTTATTCCAACGTCGTCGACAATTGAAAAATTAGAACTAGCTGAGTCCGACCAAGAACTTCAAAGAGCACAGCGAAAGGTTGCCAGAGGAAAGAATTTAATGGCAGAGTGGCTTGAGTTGATGAATGATGAAGACACATTTACTCATACATTAGAAAAAGTTTATACAGATTACGAATCTACTGGAAATGGATACATTGAAATTGGAAGAAAGGTTACTGGAGAAATAGGATATATTGGACATATTCCTTCAACAACAATTAGAGTCAGAAGAATAAGAGATGGATATATTCAAGTAGTTAATCAAAGAGTTGTATTTTTTAGAAACTTCCAAGACACAACAACAGAAAATCCGGTAACTAAAGACACTAGACCAAATGAACTTATTCATATAAAGAAGTATTCTCCTAAAAATACATATTATGGAGTTCCAGACACAGTTTCTTCAGCATTTTCTATTGTTGGAGATATTCTTGCAGCAAAATATAATATTGATTATTTTGAAAATAAAGCAGTACCTCGATACATATTGACTCTCAAAGGAGCAAAGCTTAGTCCTGAGTCAGAAGACAGATTTTTCCGTTTTATGCAGTCTGGACTTAGGGGGCAAAATCATAGAACATTGTATATACCTCTTCCTGGAGATTCAATTGATAAAAAAGTTGAATTTGATATGAAGCCGATAGAAAATACTGTTCAAGAAGGCTCATTTGAAAAATATCATAAATCTAATATAAATGATATTCTTATGTCACATCAAGTTCCAATTTCAAAGGTTGGATCAGGAGAAGGATCAATTGCATCTGCAATGGTTGGAGACAGAACATTTAAGGAACAGGTATCAAGACCATCTCAAAGAAATCTTGAAAAAATTATCAATAAAATAATCAAAGAAAAAACAGACATGCTTTTATTTAAATTCAATGAATTTACTTTGACAGATGAAGACACACAAAGCAAGATTGATGAAAGATATTTAAGAATGAGGGTCATTGTTCCAAATGAAGTTCGTGAACGTAATAATCTTCCAGTCAGACCAGATGGAAATGAATTTGTTGAATTAAGGCCTCAGCAGTCAGCCGATCAAAGAGCACGAGCACTAGGGACGCGACAAAGAGACCAAAATAGAACTGATAACTCAACAGATTCTTTATCTTCAACAAATATGAGAGCACCGGGCGGCGAAGGAAGGCAAAATACATAAAATCTGTTAATTTTATGTAAAAAATACATGTATAATAAAGTAGATATGTCTATTTTTGAAAAAGCCTATTGGCATACAGACGATGAAAAAGTTGTTCTTTCTGTTCCCATTTCCAAGATTGACAGGGAGAATAGAATCGTGTCTGGATTTGCCACATTAGATAACATTGATCGTCAGGGAGACATTGTTACTCTTGACGCAAGCGTAAAGGCTTTTGAGTCATTTCGAGGAAATGTTCGTGAAATGCACCAGCCAATAGCTGTTGGCAAAATGATTTCATTTGATACTCAAAAATATTATGACAATGATGATGAGAAAGAGTATAATGGCGTTTTTGTTAGAAGTTATATATCCAAGGGTGCTCAAGATACATGGGAAAAAATACTTGATGGAACTTTGAGTGGATTTTCAATTGGCGGAAGTATTAAAAAAACAGAAACCGCATATAACAGTGAACTTGATAAAAATATTAGAGTCGTTAATGAATATGAACTACAAGAACTTTCGCTGGTAGATAATCCTGCCAACCAACATGCAAACATTCTTTCTATTCAAAAAAATGATGAGGGCAATCTTATATTCAAAGGATTGGCAACCGAAGTTAATCTTAATAATGTTTTTCTTTGCTCTGACGACAATCTTGTTATTTTTTCTCAAAACGATAATTCTCCCTGCCCAAGTTGCGAGAAAAGAATGATTAATGTAGGATTTATTGAATCAATTGAAAAAGAAAAGACCTCTGTTGTAAAATCACTGCTAAATAAATATTTTTCCACTTTTGTTGAAAAAGCTGACAAGGTGAGAGTAGGAGACTTTGTTTCGTGGAGCTCATCTGGAGGCGGAATGGCAAGAGGAAAAGTTAATCGAGTAGTGAGAAGTGGATCTGTGAATATTCCAGATAGCTCTTTCACAATATCTGCGTCAGAGGATGATCCAGCAGTGTTGATTACCTTGTACTCTCGTACTTCTGATGGATGGGAGGAAACTGACAGAATTGTTGGTCACAAAATGAGTACATTAAGGCGTATTACTCCACTATCAAAGAATAATGAATCTGATCAGAATGTTGATGAACCTGTCAATACAAAGGAGGCTGAAATGGCAAAAGAAATTATTGAAAAATTTGATGACGAAAAAGATGAGGTAACTGAAACAACTGAAGCCATTCAGAAGAATGAAGAAGTTGTTGAAGAAGTTGTTGAGACTGAAGAATCTGAAGAAGTCGAGGAATCTGAAGAAGTAGAAGCAGTTGAAGAAGACGAAGAAGTTGAAGTTCTTGAAAAAGCTGTTGAGCAGGTAGAAAAATCAGTGAATGACATTGCTCAAGAAATTGCATCTTCACTGAAAAATGTTTTTCAAGAAGAGATTCGTTCATATACAGATGGATTAATCAAGAGTCTTGTTGAAACTGTTGACAATCTTAACAATAAAGTTGCTGATCTTGAAAAGTCAACCAAAAGCGCAGTTGAATCTGTAGGAAAAGTTGAGTCAACTGTAGAAAAGTTTGAGCAGCGAGTTCAGGCCGTGGAATCTGATACTGCTGTTCGCAAGTCTGGCGACCTCGGCGGGGTCGTTCAGGAACAAAAAATAAGAAAAACATTGTGGGATGGTCGCTTCCTCGGTTCCGCTGACCTATACCGCTAACAATATGATGGAGGTGAATAATATGGAGAATAATGAAGTAATGGAAAAGGCATACTCAACATCAACAGTTGTTTCTGGTGGCATTGGTTCAGTAGTAACTCCAGCAGCCGATGTTCTAGGAACTGGGACTTCCGTAGTTGATCGTGCTGGTGTATCTACTACATCCGATGGTGGTATTCTTCTTCCAGAACAATCTCGTCAGTTTATCGAGTACATCTTCGAGCAGCAAGTTCTTGCTCGTGATGGTCGTCGTGTAACAATGCGAGCAAATACCGCAGAACTAGAGAAACTACATGTTGGAGAACGTGTTATTCGTGCAGCAGCACAGGCAAATGACACATTCAACAACGCAAATGTTGCTTTCACCAAGGTTGAAATTACAACCAAGAAGATTCGTCTTGACTGGGAAGTTTCAACTGAGGCACTAGAAGACAACATCGAAGGAGCAGGACTTGAAGATCACCTTGTCAGGACAATGACTCGTGCATTTGCCAATGACATTGAGGACCTTGCCATTAATGGCGACACAGCAGCTACTGGATCTGCATCAGCATTTCTTAATATTCTTGATGGATTCTACAAGAAAGAATACTCAGGTGGAAATGATGGTGGTGCATATGCAAGTGGCAGCGCATGGAGTGTTCAAGATCTTCAGGACATTGTGTTGGCAATGCCACGCAAGTACCGTGCTTCTCGTGCATCCATGAAGTTTTATGCTGGTAGCGAAGCTTTAGCCAAGCTTCTAAACAACCTAGCACAAACTGGGAATCTCAACTCTGAGCGTATTGTTGAGCGTATTGTTGACGGAACTGTACCGCAAACACTAGGTGCCCCAATTCAGTACCGTGTTCTAGGTCTTCCAATTCTGGAAGTTCCGTTGTTCCCAGACGACTACATGTCTTTGACATTCCCAGAGAATCGTATTTGGGGATTCCAAAGAGATGTTACAGTACACCGCGAGTTCAAACCAAAGAAAGACACAGTTGAGTACACAGTATTCGTTCGCTTCGGAGCTCAGCTCGAAGAGGCAAAGGCTGTTGCATTCAAGACTGTTTGATAAATAAATAAGGAG